CGATCAGGATCATCTGCACGAGTTCTATGGGCAGGTCGGTCGAGTTGAGGTTGGGCAGGTCGAGTTTGACGCCGTTGACCATCAGATGCACGTCCTCGTACGTCTGTTCGTCCTCGTTGATTTCGATTTCCACTGGTTTGTATTCTGCGCTCATGGCGGTCTCCTAAAAAATGTTTCTATGATATGGGTCGGCGGTCGGGTTGGTTCCCCTCGTATGGGACCGCCATCCGATGCGAGGGGAAGAATGCGGGGTCAGCCTGCCGGCTGTGAGGGTTTCTCGAAGTCTTTGGCGAGTCCCCAGGATTTGAACATGAACCCGTCCTTGAGGAACTTGAACGTCATGTTCGGGGTGACCTGCTCGTTGTACTTCAGATTCAGATCGTCACGGTCGGAGACCTGCGCCTTGGGCGCGTAGATCAGGATCTTGTGGTCGGACTGGTCCAATGCCCGGATGATCGCACGCCACTTCTTGGATGTGGAGGCGGTCTTCACCTCGATGGAACCATCGGTAGTGTTCACATCGGTGTCGAAATACGCGGCGACGGTGCGTTTGGACAATTCGATGCCGGGGAATTGGAACGTCCAGAAGCCGGGAGCGGATTCCGAATACACGATATCGCCGTTATGGGCGGTGATATCGGTCGTGTCCCCGGGCTCGGGATGCAGCACGCTGCCATCCTCGGTGGAATAGCCCAACGGCTCCAAACCGTTCGGCACCGCCCAGTCCACTCCCTCGGGAGGGGTGAACCCGGTTTCCTCGTAGGGGACGAGGAACAGTTCGTATTGTTTGATGAGCGCCACGAGATCCGCGTTGTTCGCGGACTCGGCGTACTTATCGTCTGCCATGATGGCTGCCTTTCGAAAAATGTCGTTTACTTATTGACGGCGACCTGCAGAAGCAGGATCGCGTAGGAGAATATGAGATTCGAATCCGTCATGCGCATGGGGCCGCTCGACAGTTCGCACGAGATGATCGGATCCACGCACCCCTGGGATGTGAGCGTGTGGATGATGTCGCCCGCCAGACGCTGACTGGCGGGAAGATCGCCCGTATGGTCGTCGCGGCGCACGATGACGCTCACGCGCAACCGCACGTACTGGCTGATCGCCGTCGCCATGCCCTGCGGTTCGCCCACGATCACGCACTCACGAGATGGGTTCCCGACGTTGCGCAGACTGCCCACGGTGACATCCGGATAGGCTTCGCGCAGCAGCGGCAGGAGCGTGGATTCGACGCGAACCGGGTTGACCGGCGGATGATACACGCTCATACCTTCACCATCCCCAGCATCTGCGTGAGCACGCCATGCGCGGTTTCCACCTTGGCGGGGGCGGTGGCGACGATGCTGCCACGATTGCCGTCCTCGTTGCGATAGACCGTGATCGAGGGATGGACTTCGGCCATGCCCTCCATCTGCTCCTCAACGTCATCCAACAGGGGCTTGTTGTGCAATACCTGTTGGCTGAACGCCTTCCGGTTCATGACGAATTTGGTTTTGCCCATGGGGCTACCCTTCCTGAAGTCTGACGTTGATCACGTCGCCGATATGATTGCCAGAACGGTCCTGCCATACGCCGACTACGCCATTCACGGGAACCCGCTTGCCACGAACTCCAATCACATCCGTGTCGAGTATGCCGGTGGCGTCGCTTGACCTGATGTAGATCGTATGATCGTAGACAACGCCAAGGGAATCGATTGCAGGTGACTCCGGTACGCTGACTGGAGCCACCAGACCGTCGAACGACTTCCAGAGCTGCACCGCGCCCTGGACGATGTTCCCGTCATCATCGGTGGTCGGTGAGGCACGGTAGATGTCGATGCGTTCCATCATTTCTCGTTCCTGTTGGCGTAGGAAAGGGAGAATATGCGTGACCTGACGCCGAGGTCGCGTAGTTCTTCCTTGGTGAGATAGATGTTCCCGTCTGGGTTGCTCCACGTGTAGGAATTAGCGAAGGGGCCGGTGCTCTCGCTTGACTGGGTGACTCCTTCAGGAGTGCCGCTTGATAGCTGTTGCATGGCGCGTTTTACCATCGAGCAGCAGACTCGTTTCAACGTCCTGCTATGCGTTTCAACCCATTGCAGGTCGTTCACGTGCGGGACACGTTGGCGGATTTTGTCACTCGCATCAGCGAGGAGTTCCCCCGCTTGTTTGCGTTCCGTTTCAAGAAGAGTATGCCATCGTGTTTCCAGATCGTCGACGGTTGCGAATGGTTCATGTTCCGTCATACGAGGCTCCTTACAGTCGTTCCACTTGCTGGATTCCCGTATCGATGCTGCGAGTGACGCGCATACGGGTGCCGTCGGGAGCGGACACTTCGAATGTTTCGGTTCTGCCAATCATCGTCATGGAGGGCTGGTCTGGTTCGATATTCGGCTTTTCCGCATCATCTTCGGGTTCGGTGACGGGTGTAGGTTCGTCGAGGATATCGGTGCTGACAACCTCATCGGTTTTCTTCGCGCTAGGCATTGAGCACCCCGTTCAGCCGTGCGGCCGCTTTGCCTCCGAAAACGCCGAGCCCGCAGTAGAACTCGATGCGTGTACGGTAGGCGGGCTTCTCCTGCAGTTGGCCTAGGTCTTCGACGGTGACACCACCATTGGTCAGTCCAGTGACGGCCTGATCGCCTTCATCCTTGCCGAATTTAACGGCGTAGATGCTGGTCGTGTTCGCTACCGATGACTCCCCGGTCCCGAAGGTCTCGTCCTGACCCAGAACCATGGACCCGTCGGTGTTGGTTCCCGCGTCAAGTACCGGGATGCCGTTCCACATGAGTGACCGTTTGCCGGTCACGTCCTGTTGGAGCGTGGTGTCGTAGGAGATGTGGCGCAGTGCGGAGCGGAAGCGTCCCATGATCTGCGAGTTCATGTAGATCGCCCCGTTCGAAGCGTTGATGCCGTTGACCGCAGCGAGGAGCTCGTCGAGCTGATCAAGGAATGCGTGCACGTCGTCCTTCCCATCACCGAGAACCTTCAGTCCAGTGGACTCGGGGCTGACGACCTGTTTGCCAGTCAGACGTTTCTTCAGTCCGTCGAACGCCTTCGAGTCGATGTCGGTATCGCCGTTGAAGAACGTCTGTTGGAACTTGTAGGAAAGTGCTTTGACTTTCATCGCGGTTTGTGTGGCGCGCTGGTCGTTGAGGTTCGAGCGGGTCTGTTGGATGAACCGGTCCACGTCGGCGTCGCCGCCGAGGATGACTAGGTGTTCGCTTTTTTGGTTGACGGTTCCTGTGGATTCCGAGTACGCCTCGTTCACGTTGCGGAATTCGACGCCGGGGAGTGTTGCTTCCTGATTGTATGAGTATGCGTTGCCTTCGATTGGCAGGAGTGGGAGCCGGTCGAGGATGGGGCTTTCCTGCACGAAGATTTCCAGGACTCCTCGTTGTAGGGAGTCCTGTGAGAGTTTGGCTGATTCGGCCAGTGTGATAGCCATGGTTCAATGTCCTTTCGGGTGGTTATTCGGAATAGGCGTCGCGGAGCATGTCCATCGGCGACATGTCGTTCGATGGTGTGCGGCTGCCTTCATGGTGTGCCGCGTTGGGGGCTCCTTGATGTTTTCCGTTGGATTGCTTCTCCATCAGCTGTTTGAGGGATTCGGCATTGGTTTTGAGTGTTTCAGTGTCGCCACCGGTGAGCATCGATACAATGTCGGGCGGCAATCCGGTGTCTTTGGCGACTTGGTCGACCAGCGAACGGTGTTCCTGCGAGGCTTTGAGTTCGTCCCGTTCCTTTTCGATTGTGGCGAGACGTTCGTTGAGCTTGTCGATATCCGTCTTCGACTCGCTTTCACGTTCGTCGAACTTCGCGGCCTTGGATTTCAATTCCTCGTAATCCGAGTATTTCGCCTCGATTTCGGCAGCACGCTTGGCGAGCGCACGGCTGAAGTCCTTGGATTGGTCGTGCTTGTCATCGTCGTGTGCTTTCTCATCTTGAGCATCTTCCGTTGTGGATCCCGTTTGGGTCGATGCGGATTCGATGGTCATGATGTGGCGCATACGGACGATGCGGTAGCGGTTTTTCGGAAACATAGGGTTCTCCCTTGGTTGATGGACGCACGGTTAGCGACGCGGCGTGCGGGGTCCGCGATTCGTGGTGGATGCAGGATTCGAACCTGCGTGGCATGATATG